CCAGTGGCCAAAGTTAGCGTAGAGTTAATCGCTTCAACGATCCCTTCCGGTTGAGTAGTGCCGTTTCCACCAGTGAAGTGGAGGTTAGTGCCTCTTCCAAATCGAATGGCGAACGCCCGGGCTAAGAGCGCCTCAAAGTTAAAGAATGAATCTTGGAGCAATTCCCAGGAAACATCCACGTAGCCTGAAGTGTATTTGTAAGCGTTTAACTGCTTCTGTGCAAAGACAATATCAAGTTCTGGGATCGCCGCTGCTTCACCTACGATTGTGGCAACCGCTGCAGTGTCATCATAGGTGGGCCAATCAATTTGATTTCCAGTGGCAGTGGGGTAGATCCGACTAACCTCTCTCATGCCGCCCCAAAACTTCATCTGCTCTACCAATTCTTCGGAGAAACCTTGGGGGACTAGATAGCCACCGGCAGTGGGTGGAACTAAGAGTTGATCCCGTGTTTCTGGGTTAACCAACCCCCAATTGGATGTGATATCCGCAGACTTGAAAGTATCCCAATCAGCTAGAGACCTTTTAGCATGCTCATTCCAGGCCCTAGTAGCCTGGCTAACTGAAAGAACTTTCCGAGTGCTGCCATCGGAGAGAAGCTTTAGACTGGCCGCAGACATCCCCTTTTCTCCGTTGAGGATGTAATCAAACCATGCCTGACGGTATTGGAGTCTTAACTTTTCAGGCTCACTAAGCTGATATTCTGGCCGGGCGTATGCCCGCTCCATGGTATCCCTGAAGTCTTCCAGGTGGCGAGTCTCTTCCGTTGTCTCTTCAATCAGTTCTAAGTCTTGGCGACTATTTTTTAGTTGATCAAATAACTTATCAACTTCAGTGCGTTCCTCAGGAGTGAAATCTCTTGCTTCTGTACTGACTAGATCTCTGATATCTTTTAGCCGAGATTTGACTTTTTTGATTTCTTCATTAAGTTCTACTTTGGTCTTCATCAGTTAATTCACTCCCGATAGTTCGCATTTGATTTTAAGCAAGTAGGCGTCTCTGTATTTTTTGGTTGTCTCCATTTTTACAGATCTGATGGCATCTAGCGATCGCGCAGATACTTCAGTAGCCTGATAAGCCGGAAAAGTCACCACACTTACTTCGTATAAGCTGGCAATGTTTCTAATTTCTCTGAGTATTTCTTCCCCTTCAAATCGGAGATCATAATCTTCAAAATCTACATTGAAAGCAAAGCTAGCCCCCGTTATATCTCCCCTTCGGACACTTTTACGAAGATCATCTCCATAAGTGGTGGTAGGCAAATCAACCGTAAACCTCAAACCAATTGGATCACTCTCCAGTCTCAACGTTTCGCTTGTGGTGCGACCAATCACAAGCGAAGTATCGTGGTTGACTAACGCCCTAACATCGGGACTTCTAGCCAATACAGAGTCAAAAGCGCCAGGTAAAATAATCTCCCGAAATCCGCCAAGGTCTTCTGATATAGAGTCATAAACAGCTGCGTAGCCGTTAATCATCCGACGTTCTTCAGTATCCTCTGACCTTATTTCGGCTTCTCTACCTCGTTTTTCAATTTCCATTTGACTCTCCTTTAAGCAGTCTTATTTCTTCTTCCAGTCGGTTAACTAATTTTTCTAACCGCTCATTAGCTGACTTAAGTTTAATAATTGCATCTTGATGTTTTGTCCCTCGCATTTTTTGAATGCGAATAAACTCACTAAACTCAGCCATTTGTGACCGGGTTCTGACCAAACAATTTTCTCTTTGTTGATCCCGATCCCCCAACTCCGTTAAAGCTTGAGAGAACTGACCTTCTACTTGCTTAATCTGCCCATCAATTTGGGTAAACTGCCCATCTATGCTGGCCATTCGCTCATCCAGTCCCATGCGGTGATTCGCCAGCTGGTCAGAATAGACTGCTTGTACATTCTCTAATTTCTGCGAAAAAGCGATCCCAGATTGAATGATTGAATTCTGATTCATTTGGATGTAGTTGCTGGCTTGCTGCCGCCATTGAATCAATTCCTCCAACTCTTCTTGGCGCTGCTCAATTAGGGCAAGAGACCTTGAATCTGAACTTTCCAGTTCTCCAACCTGAGTGGCCCCTGGCATTTGTATAAACTCATCCAGGTCTGGGTTGGAGGGGAGCCCTTCTCGCTGTCTAACCTCTGACCGACTCATGAATCCCGTGGTGACCGCCGTTGAATAGTTTTGGAAGCGCTCAGCCGTTGTACCCCTAAGCAAAATTGAGGGATCAAACTGATAGTAGAGTGTCTGAGAGTTCTCTAGCAGCTTACGGTTGAGTTCAACCTCAATTAGGGTATAGACCGGCTGAAGGCTGTAGCGAACAAATTCCTCTGAGAGTTGAGACACATTTCCCCAAGTTGCTCTGTCTAGATCCCCTAACAAGTAGGAGGGCACTCGGAAAATGGAGGCAATCTCGTTCCGGGAGAACTTCCGAGACTCAACCCATTGAGCGTCTTGAGGATTAACCACTGAGACACCCTTGAAAGTCATTCCACCTGGGAGAAAAGCAACTTGCCCAGAGTTTTCGCCGCCGTAGAAGGTGTTGAACCAATTGATGAACTCTTTGGCGTTTTCCCGGGTGGTCTTTAATGGCGACTCAATCACCCCAGAAACTTTTCCACCCTTTTGATAGAACGCCCGGCCATATTGAGTCTGATCATTCTCCATCTGGACAGCGGTTTGGTTAAGTGCAATCGGAGATAGCCCTCGAATGCCGTCATAGGTGAATAGGGTCAAATGGACCATGTCATCTGGGCGCACAAAGAATGTCTCCATGCCGGTGGTGACCTGGTAGACAAAAGGAACCTCCCCTTGAAGGAAACGAAATCGGGGATCCTCTGTATCTAGGATGTCCACCATGTTGGGGGTCATGTAGATCAATTGAGAAGGCATCCCATTATTTGTTCGAATGATGACCGCATAAGCGTTTCCCCATCCATTCAAGGATGCAATCATTGACTGCCAAAAGGTGAAGTTATTAAAGAGAGGAGAAGATTGCCGAGTGAGGGCAGCTAATGGACCATCAAATATGCGCTCAATTTCTGGGCTCCCCGGGGTTTGTCGGAACAAATAGAAGGGCGTCATTGCGATCGCGTCTGACAAAAGCCGAATACAGGAGTACACCGTTGAAAGAGCAAACGACCTGGCGGGGGAAATAATTTTGGAGGTTGGAGCGTCGCTGAGAAACCTCAAATACTGATTGAGATTGACTGACCGTTCTTCTGTTTCTGGCAGAACGTATTCTTTACCGGTGTGGTCAAGTATCATCGTCATCTTCTTTTACTATTTCTTCAAAAATAGCTTGAGTTCCCCACATGGATGAGTCATCCCCAATTAAATCATCATCCATATTCTTGAGCGCCAGTAGAAGCGCGATCGTACCGTCAATCTTGCCGCTAGACTTAGACTTGTCCGGCTTCTTGTTTCCGGCGGGGTCAAGGGAAATGACTGTGTTATCTAGACACCATCTAAGTACTGGATGTCCCCCATGTCTAATCTTCTTGCTGTAGATAAGACGTTCTGCGTAGCTGACTGCCGAAGACATGGAGGCAAAGCCCATACCGATCCCAACGGTGATGATACCGTCATAGTCGTTAAGTTTTGAGACCAACTGACTGGACCCCCAGCGGTCAAGGCCTACAGACTGCAAGTTGTACTTGTAAGCACAGCTGTTTATGCACATCCTAGGGAACTCAAGGTCTATGACGGCCCCCTGGATAGGTTCAATAAAGCTGTCAAACGTCCAGGCTTCATAAAACTTTGCATAAGGGGAATTAAGAAATGTGTCTCTTGGTACCCAAAACCAAGGAAGCACATCCACCACTCCTTCATCGTCCGGTTCAAAGACTAGAACAAAACTTGTGAGATCATTAGTAGAAGACGCGTCCAAGCCTCCCCAGCACCGCCGGGTTGAGTCAATTGCTGGAGGGGCGTTTCCTTTGTCCCAAACATTAAGGTTCAACCACTGCTTATCGGTCTTAACCCACATATTGAGGTGGTAGGTCTGAAAAGATGACCTAAAAGTGGGGATCTGCATTGCCTTCTCAGCCTGCTTCTTGATGAAGTCGCTGCGAACTGAGATCCCCAGGTTGGGATTGGCCTTAGCCCAAACTTTGGGATCCGTCCAATCATCATCTTCATTGGCCCCGTAGATGCAAGGCAGATAGTTATCGTCCTTAACTTTTCCAGAGATCACCCCTTTGGCATACTGCCAGTAGGGGGCGAACAGGTTGGAAGCATAATTGGAGCCACAGGTGGAGATGTACATGGCCAATGGATTTTCCCGCTCGGCAAATCCAGTCTCAATTGACTCCAATAACTTGGCTCCAATTGCAGGTTGATATTGGGCCACCTCATCGCAAATTGCTCCAGAGGGGGAGAGGCCATGTTTACCACCCCCTTCCCGGTTTATTGGTTTGAAAAATGAAGCAGGCTCCCTAACGGAGCGCAGCCGGTCATGAAGAACTTTAATCTCTTCTTGAAGAATAGGAGACTTAGAGACGATTGTCGCCGCCATGCTGAAGACGATTCGAGCTTGCTGTTCATCGGTAGCTAGAGAAACGATCTCCGGGACAGTTCCGGCTTGTTCCACCACTAAAAGGTACAATCCTATAGCGGCGCACAGAACAGTTTTTCCATTCTTCCTGGGAACGCTTAGGAAAAGCGTTGTGAACTTTCGCAAATCTGTGCCCGCGTCTCTCCATCCAAAGAGAGGCTCAATTACTTCTTTTTTCTGCCAGGGCTCCAGTATGAAGGGTTTGCCAGTGAGCGATCCCTTGGGATGGACACAGCAATTTTCAATGAAGAGCACAGCCATTTCAGCTTGTTGCGTGTCGAAATAGGCGTTTTTCGGCGGTTTACGTTGCATTTTATTTGGCGGTAATAAAAAGAAAAGCCGCTCTTACGGAGGAAAGAGCGGCTTTGAGGTGTCTGTGAGATGACCCTAAGCGGGTTTCAGTATCGCAAGGGAAACGTCAGATGACGCGCTGACAACTGGTTTACCATCCATTCGTGTCCAAGCAAACCTAACCTCTCTGCCACTAAGTGCGAGGGATTGGGAATCAACCCCGGCAAAGATCTCAGGGATCCGCTTTAAGCCATAGTAAGCTAAATTCCCAAAGACAATTTGGTTAATGGGGGCATAGGCATTAAAAATTAT